AAGCTCTGTGCCATTAGTCAATCTTTTGCTTTGTAAAACATTATCTAGTATATCAGCTATAGCCATTAATCTAGATTGTCCTTCACCTGCTTTAACAAACATTTTTATAGCCACCATTCCTGACAAATTTTTTTCACCACCGTGAGTAAAATATTGGCTAGAATTAGGCATAACGTTTAAACGAAGATATTCGTTTTCGTCAGCTAAAGTACCTTGATAATTATCAGGGTATATATCTATGTTGTTAGAAGTCCAAGATGAATCAGCAAATACTGAGTTTATATCAGTAAGGACGTTATTAAACATTACGTAACCTCCCTGACAAGTATAGCCTCTATAGTAAATCCATTGTCAGTAAAGTCAATTATATTAAACGTTTTAGAATCAAACGTTAAAGTATCATACACTGACATATCTACCCCCGTCTTCATTATTGCCGTTGTAGTAAAGGCATCTCCTGAAGGCTTTTGGGTAGATTGCACAATAACATCTACATTTTGAGAACTACTAGAACTTACAGTACTTCCTGTGCTAAAGTCAAAGCTAGTAACTGCTTTACTAGAAAGTGTTGCAGTTTTGACTAAGTCGCCAGCCGATTTAAAGGCTCTGTTTACAGCCGCCGTTACTCTGGCAGATAATGACATTAGTTGGCCCTCCACCATGTAGCACCAGTCATTCCAGTATGTCCTCTTCGTATAAGATGACGTATAGGTCTAAGTACTCGCGCTGGTAGTATAGAAGTTTTTCCTGTGTCATTATTGCTGTCAGATAAACTAACTGAACCCACAGAGATACTCTCGAAAGTTTGTACTTTTTCTTGAAGCAAGTCTTCGTTATCAAGTAAATGCAACGCTTGCTCATACACTGCAGTTTTTACTGCACTAGGTGTTTCAGATTCAGTAAATTTAGTTTCGAGACCTAATCGGGGGTCGTAATGCGTAGTATTTTTTCTTGGCCACGCAAGAGCTTGGGAAGAACTAACAGCGTTTCCAATCCAAGGATGATTATCTATTATTTGGGTTGCAGTTACTAAAGCATCTTCTTTAAGTGCTGTAGCAGCATTTGCCCAATTAGCGTTATCTATCCTTGTGTCGAAGTAAGTGTCTGCATCTGCAACAGATGCGTAACTATTGGTTCCAACAGATAAAGCCATTAGTTCCTCCTAATGAATTAAGAGTGGAAGATAGGTAGAATACCCAAGTTAAGAGCATTAAACTTACGGGTATATGATGCAGCAGCACCAAGCGTAGCGTTAGTTGCAAATGCGTTAGTAGCACCTGACCAGTCATAACCCATTGGGTGCATGATGAAGCCATAGCGATACCATACGTTTGTAGAACCACCACCAGTGTAAGCAGCTGCGTCACGATCAACTTCAACAGGCATTGGTACTGGAACAGGAGCAAACGTAATTGATCCTGGTTTACATACAAATGTACATTTATCTGATTGAGCGTTAAGATCCCCAGATGCAAAGCCAGAAGCCATTTGGTTAGCACGAGTCATTACCAAGCGGAATTTACCGGCAAAGATTGTGTTAAACTGAAGGTTTCCGTCTGTTACTACGGTTTCGTCTACAAGGTTTGCAGCACGCATTTCTGCCATTACTTCTGGTGAAGTAACGAGATACATAAAGTCTGGTTCGTGATCTTTAAACGCAGCACCTACTGCTTTAAACAAACGTTGACCACGGGCAGCACCTGTTGAGGATGAATCAAACAAAGCACGTTCATCTGAAGAACCAGTTGCAGCTGCTCCAAAAAGACCCAATGCGTTAATATCCACAAACATACCTGTAGCGGCTGTATCTGCGTCTGTGTCATAAGCAATAATACCACCATTACCTGATCCACCAAGGTCTCCGCGAGTAACTTCGCTAAGAGCAATACCTTTAAGGACTGACATAAGGGCTTCGCCTTCATCGTCTGCACGAACTTGTGCAAAGTCACGGGCAATTTTTGCAAGACCGTCTTGTTGTGAGATTACTTCTTGCATGTTAACTTGTTGTGCACCAAAGGTACGAACTGTTTTGACATAGTTTGCCAAATCAGTTGAGATGTCTGTATATGTACCATCTGTTGCACTTGAAAGTGATGCAACGTTAATGTTTGCAGACAGTGGCTTGTAGTAACGGAATTGGCCAACAAAAGATTCGCCGCTCGCGTTAATGTCGTCACGCTGTCCTACAATATCTGTTGAGTTCAACTTTTTAGAAGTTGTATACGCCTCGTCAGCATAAGCAGAAATAGCAAGAGCCACATTTTGAAAGTCTGTATTTGTAATAGGCATTTCTATCTTTCCTTATATTAATAATTGAACGAACCCAACTGTCCTCTCGCAGCCATAGCCAAAACCTCATCCGTAGTCATTTGTGAAATAGATTTCTTTTCGGTGGTGTTAGGCGCTCCTGTTGGAGAAACTGCTCCGGTACCTGAGTTAGGTTTCACTTTAAATAAAAAATTATTTTCTTCATTTTTAGAGTAAGATGCAATATAATCCTGTATACTAATTCCAGATTTGTGAACCCAAGAACCATCTTCGTTCCTAGTAAGCTCATCAACAATATCACGATAAGCTAATTGTCGAGAACGATCATTTCTAAAATCCAAAGATGATAAAGCAGAATTTACTATATTATCACGATTTAGACGAGTGTTTTCTTCTTCATAAACCTTAAGTTTAGCGTCAGCTTCTGCTAGCTTTATCTCAAGTGCTTCTTGAATTTTACCTTCTTCTTCTAACCGTTTTAATTTTTCTTGCTTTTGTTGTTGTTCTATTTCAGCCGCCTTTTTAAGAGCAATATCTCTTTCTTTAACCATGCGATCCATGTTAGATTTCATTTGAGCAAGTCGCTCTTGAACGGCAGCTTCGATTGGGTCTATTTCAGTTTTAGTTTCTTCTTGTGATACTTTAAGTTCTTGCTCAATATCTTCTTGAGCAGTTGTGTCTATTGTATCTATTTCTTCAGTTATTACATTGTCTTGACTCATTATATTTCCTTTCAAGCACAGCTTGTTTTATTGTTAAATCACAGATTTATTTATTTGAAGGTCCACAGCCTATTACAAATATCTATGGTCCAATTCCATACCACTCTTTAAAGTCAGTATCGGGTTCGAGTATTTCTTTCCTCGTTATTTTATTAGGAGGGTCGATTAACCCTAATTCTTTTGCTTCTTTAAGAAGCTCGTTATAACTTTTTCTTGAAAGTCCTTGCTTACGCATCTCTTTCAAAGTTTTTCTTATTGTATCACCCTCTAGAGCATCTGCATAGATGGTTCTTAAGGCTCTTTTTGCTTTTTCTACATCTCCAATGTTAGTAAAGAAAGCGTCATGGATTGTTCCAGTAGGTATATTATTTTTCCTACCCCATAAATGAAATTTCCGAACTAAAACGGCATCATTACTATGGTTTCCATTAACTCCGAGTCCGATTCTAGCATCAGTTATGGAACCTTTACCTAAAAGTCTTCCATCTTCTGCCGATGTCTCGTAGATATTTTTCACAAGTCTACCTGACACTGGATCTCTAAATTCTATTCGCTCTTGTATTTGAGGTCTGTATCTTTGAGTCATTATCTTTCCGTCGAAAGTAACCCAAGGAATGTCAACCTTTTCAGTTTCAGTAACATACCGAACCGATACTTTTTTCCAATAGTTTATAAAGTTGTCCGTGACTGGCGCTCTCTTAGACATGTTTTTACTCATTATCCTTGAGATTTCTGAAAAATCTTTAGGGCCAATAAGACCCTGTCTTTTATTAGTTAAGGTATTAACAAAATCACCAACGTCAGGATGTATATCTTGCGCGTCTTTAAGCAAGTTTCTTCCGACTGGTTGATTATTATTTATTACCTCAATTAATTCCTTTCTAAAGCTAGTGAGTTGTGCGACTACTGCATCAGCACCTTCTCTTTGAGCTATTTTTATTCGTCCATCTACTAACCTTAAGTTAGCATTTAAATTCTCTTTTGTTATTACCAAAAAGTTTTTATCTTCTAGAACTTCTCTAAGACCTTTAGTAACTCTCATTGTTTTTGTTGCTGCGCCTGCACCATAAAAACCAACCATGTTTTGACCTTTAGCAGCATTAGAAAGATCTTCCCATTTAAGATTAGCATCTCTTAAAGCAGGTATTTTTAAAAATTCAGGATCATTTATTGTATCCATTGCTACTAAGTCATAAAGACGATTTTTTTGAGTAGTAGGTATAACATTGCTAGCTATTGCAACTTGACGATCACCTGTAGAAAGACCTATGATTTGAGCACCGCTAGACGATGCGTCGTTCTCAATCATTAGTTTCGTTCTGTAGGTTCTTAGCAAATTAACGTTATTTACGTTACCTGCAGTGTGATCGTGTATTCTTTTGTACTCCAGAGCAAGCCTAGCCATCTTAGGGACTTCTTTTCCTTCAAGCCCCTGAATGAGAGGGTGTTCTAAAAATTCTCTTATACGTCTATCTCTTTGAGTAGTTGCTTGAAGAAGCCCACCAAGCTCAAGAAGTTTAGCTTCATTTCTTTTAAAAATATCAAGTCTACCTGCTTGTGTAAGAGCTTCATTTCCTGGGCCTATAAAAGCACCTACTTGAATTTTTAATTCTCTTAAAGCCTCTGGTGTCATTCTTTCAGCTTTTGCAGAATTAAGAAAAGGTCTTGCAATTTCTCCTCCTGTAGGAGTAAGATAGCCTCTGTGGTATACTCGCCCTCTAGAATCAACGTAAGCATAAGTCTTAAAAGGTTTGCCTCTTTGTCTATGATATTTTGCGGAAGCCATAAGGCCGTAACCTAGTTCGCCCCTGTTAATTATATCATGTCTAAATTCGTTTATATTATCATAAAATTGAGTTTTTCCTCGCGGGTCTCTAAACCTTAAAACATCATCCATAAAATCAAAGAATTGAGGATCTATTTCATAATCTACGTTCATAACGTGATTAAGCATATTAGCCATATCTCTGTCAATTTGCTTTGGATCATAATCTGGAAATTTATTCCTTGATACAATAGGAATTCCAGTATCTTGTCCCCTA